TTCAGTAGCCGCAACTTCGTCTCTGCGTCCAGGTGGAACAGATATTTAGCGTTTGTCCGATAGGCGTATTTCAACGCGCCTTCTGCATTGATGAGTCCGTCGAATGTCGGGCTACTGGCCGTGTTCCCGATGGATACATCTCGACTTTTGCCGATGCCGTTATTGTTTGCCGTGAACAGGCCGAGGGGTTGATTGGCCCCGCTTCCGAGCTGGTAGTAATACTCGAAGGTCCGACCGAGCGCCATACCGAGACGCTCTGTTACGAGGGCCTCTGTGTTGTAGCGTGGCGATTCAAGCAGGAACTTCGACAACTTAACGACTTTCGGCTTGAGAGGTCGAGGCTTCAGTTCACGCTTGCCGACCTTGATTTGATCCTCTTCGGCTTCAGTGGTTTCACCGGCGAAAGAGAAATTACTGATGTCGGTATCGAGCGAAGGCGCGCCAAGCGTTTCCTCGTAGCCGCATTGAATCGTCCGAATGAGACCGGCGACTACATTTTCTTCATCGGCTGCCTTGATGGTCTCCTGAATGAATCGTTCCGAGGCGACCAGGTAGCCGCCATACAGGGGAGAATCAACCTGCATGGTCGTTCGGATCTCATGCTCGAACTTCTCTTTGTCTCCGGTTCGCAGGTATTCATTGAACGCCGAGCGATATTCCTCTCGCGCCTGCATCGGTAAATCTTCTCGGCGCTGGCCGCTGAGCGTGGTCGTGTCCGGGGGAGCGGCGTCCGCCTTGGAGAATCGGGCATCTAATTCCGCCACTTTCTGCTCTCGCTCATTCTCGGAGTGCATCCGTCTGAGTTCGGCTTCGAGTGCGGAAATGTCTGTATTCGCCTTATTCCAGGCCGCCTCTTCTTCTTGAGTGAGGCTGCGCTTTTCTTCGCGCGCCTTTTTGTCGATCTCCTTCGCCTGCTCCCAGAGTTGGCGGAGTTGATCTTGTTTTGCTTTCAGATCTTCCGGTTTATAGGCCATTTCTGAGCCTCCAGTCCATGAGTTGTATTTGACGCGCCCGTTCATCTGCGCGTCGCGTGATGGTTTCCGCGTTGTCATTTCTTCCGGCTTCCGAGTGGTCTCCCGGCTCGGTAGTGGATTCATGCGCCATGGATTCCATCAAAATAATCAGCCCGCGAGATCGGGCTGATTCGATTACTGCCCGCGCTTCGACTTCCGTTGTGGGGTAGGCGGGTCGTGTAACGGGAGAGATTTCAATCAATCGAACTTCCAGCAATTCACGGAGCGGTAATTTATCCGCTTCCTCTTTCATTGCCTCCGGCCATTTTTCTTTGACGACATCGAAGCCAAATGACATCCCGCGCACGTCACCGCGTCGGATGGACTCGTAGGCGTCCACTGACCAGGATTGTTTTCCAAGCGTTGCATCAAATTCGAGACCCTCATCCGATTCTCTGAGCTTGAGGGTTCCGGTAGATTTCCGGGCCATTGGGTAATCATTATTGTGCGCCCAGAGCAGAATCGGATCACCTTCTTTGATTGTTTTCTTGAATGCGCCCCGCCGGATGATTTCCCGATATCCCCATGGCGATCTACCGATAAGAGTCTCAATATCGAATGGAGCAGCAAGACCGGAGATCATCATGCCGTCACCCGCCGCGTCCGCCCTGATTTCGACATGATTGAAATATCGGTAGATCATTTGATCCGGCATGATTCGTCTCACTTCCGTTTCTTCATTGGGATAACCTTTGCGTTATCCGCCCCGCTATCGTTTTCCGGTTGGTTCTTGGTCGTGGCCCCTGGCATCAGGACAAACTCATTCCCACCCTCGTAAGGTGGTAGATTTTCCATGCGCCGGACTTCGTTCGGATTGAGGAATCCTGAATTGATTCCGGTCTGGTAGGCTTGATATCGCGTCACGACCGATCCCCTCTCGAATGCGGCAGTCAGAAATTCGGGCACGTAGATTTCCTGCTCTCGCTCTGAAAGTAGCGAATAGGAGATCTCTTGCGCCCAATCATCGAAATACGGCTGGAGGGTATACTTGAGAAATCCGAGACCGAGTTCCTCGATGTTGTTGAAAGTGGCCCGGTCCAGGGCGTTCAGTAGATGAAGGGGAACACGAAAGATGGAAGCGATTTCTTCCTTGGAGAATTTACAGAGTTCGAGAAATTGAGATTCTTCGGGGTTGAAAGATAATCGTTCAAGACCGATATCATCAAATAAAAGCATCAGACCGCGCATGTTTTCGTTGCCGGTCCATTGCTTTTTCAGGTGGGCCTTAAGCGCCTCTGCGCCGTCCTTCGTCAGTTTCGTCTTGGGATGAATAATCGCCGAGGGGTTGACCCCATTGGAAAACAGCTTTGCATTGTAGAGTTGCTGCGCCAGTCCGTTGCCGATGGCTTCCCGCATGAGGGTCTGGATCGGATTGAGACCGACGAGACCATCCTGAGAGATCCCGCGAAGGTGAAACATCTCGTCGCGCGGGAGATCCACCTGTTTCCATTGGCGGGTAGTCACGCGATAGAAGATGTCACCGGTCGTCTCATCCTGTTTGACTTCCACTCGATCAGGGTGGATCGGCCACAGGGCAGTAATGGCCCCGCTGATTGGGTTGCGGGTTTTTCGAGCATAGGCATTGCCACGCGAGACCAGGCTATAGGCCATTACCCGCTGGAATCGGCTCGCCGTCATCAAGGGATTGGGCCTGCGATGAAGGAGATTGTAGAGATAGAACGACTTTGCCCGCTCGCGGGAATCGTCGGAGAGTGTCTTGTAAACGATGCAGGGGATTTGTGCGAGGGATTCTGTGAGGATGCGAATACAACCGGATACCGCAGCAAGACGCATCGCCGTATCTGCCGTCACGCTGATGCCGGAATCTGAAGATCCGCCGGTCAGCATATCAAGTAGTTCGGTGGAAGGATTACGGAGCGATTGCCCGGAAATGACGGCGGCCATTCTCTCGAACGGCCAAGCGGCGTATTTGCGCACCTGTGCAATCATGGCGGTGGGTCCTGATTGCACTTGTAGCGAGAGAAGGAGGGGATTTCAATAGGCTAAAAGATGGGGATTCCAGTATTGGAAAAATTTCTTGGAGTGATTCCAGTATTGGAAAACTATTTTGAGATATCTTCGAGGCGCTCGACGGTAATAAAGTTTCTCCCGCATTTCAGACATTTTTTGTATCTCCGGCTTTTCCCTTGGATTCTCCGCGTGTGGCGAACCTCTCCAATTCCCCCACAATGAGGGCATTTCCTTGCGCCCAGATCGCTCATCTGTTTTTGCTCCTCTGGCATCATGCCTCCAATAACGCCGAGTCCGGCGTCATGCTGTTGTAGATCGACTCGCCTTCTCCGTCCTGAACGATAAGCCGCGCCAGGGCGCAGAGGGTCGCGGATACGCCGTCAATTCGTCCGGTCGATTTGTCCTTGTTGGGTTTCATGTTCGCATTCGCGTCCTGATCGACAACTGCATTTGAGACGCACCAATTCATTACGAGGTTGTTGGGATGTATCAACTCATGCCCCAGGATCAGCCGTTCAAATTCCTTACAGGGAGCGGAGAGGGTAGCATATCCTTGGCGTATCTCGACCATCTCAAAACCCGCCTGCTGAAGCGTGATCGCCGTTTGTGTTGCGTTCCATGGATCGTAGCCGATCTCGCGGATGACGTGTCGCCCCGACAATTCCTTGACCTTCTGAACGAGGAACCCGTAGTCCACCACATCGCCGGGGGTGAAAAAGATATATCCCTTCTGCCGCCAGAATCGGTATTGGACGCGGTCCTTCTTTTCCTTCTCTGCCGCTCGATTCTCCGGCATGAAAAAGAACGGTAGGATTGCCAAGGGCCGGTAATCTGTCTTTGGGAACACGAGAACGAAGGCGGTCAAGTCCGTTGTCGCCGACAGGTCCATGCCTCCGAAACATTCATCTCCTTCAAGATCCTCTGCCGTGTAATCGTCTGCACAGGCTTTCCATGCCTCTGTCGGAATCCACTGCGCCACCTTGTCTATCCACTGATTCAGCCGGTAGCGGCGAAATGCCTGTTCTTTCGGCTCCGTTTCCTTTGCTTCCTTGAAGTCATCGCGGAATGAATCAATCGTGATTGTAACGCCTAGGGATGGATTCGCTTTCCGCCAGACATTCTCATCCGTCCAGTCGTCATCATCTGCGGCTTCCCGGATAAACTGAAAAAACGATGTGTCCACGTCCTCTTGTTGCGAATCACGCACTTTGCAGGCGTAAGTGTATTCCTCGTAGCAAATACTCTCTCGCTCTTCCCCGGCGGTGGTAATCATTATCAGCAACGGTTGGATTCGCGCCGCTCCGCCGTAACGCAATGTGTCGAACATCTCTCTGTCACGCTGAACGTGGAGTTCGTCGAAAATCAGACCATGAATGTGTAGGCCCTCTTTCTTGGGATGGTTCCAGGAGAGGGCTTTGTACATGGAATGTGTCGGATGATGCCAGATTTCTCGCTTGTAGGGAATGATCTCAAGATGCTCTCGCAGTTCCGGCGAATCCATGACCATGTTTTTCGATTCAGCAAAAACGATATTCGCCTGATCGGCGTCAACGGCGCAGCAATAGACCTCGGCCCCGCCTTCTCCGTCGCCCACCGTCAAGTAATTTCCGAACCCAGAACACATGAAGGATTTCCCGTTTTTCTTGGGGATGTGAATGTACGCCTGTCGGAATCTCCTTGTCCCATTCGCTCGCTTCCAGCCAAACAGCGGATCGAGGATTTCCTGCTTCTGCCAGTCCAGGGGAATGAACGGCTGGCCAGCCCATTGACCCTTGTTGTGCCGAATGAATCTCTTGCAGAATTGATTGATCCTGTCGGCGGCGATCTCGTCAAACCAACAACCGTTACGGACTGCAATATCATCGGCGAAACAGCGGATGTATCGCTTCGCGTCTTTCGCTTTGGGCCACCGGCAGCGGGGATGGACAAGCGCCCATGGTTCCTCTGATTCCTCCAGGATCTCGCTCTTGTATTCGGCGAAGGTCTGGCGGAGTTCGGCAGGCGACGGCTCAGACTCTTCAGGCGAGGCGAGAAATTCCCACCAGTGGCCGGTGATTAGCTTCTCTCGGACGGCCTTGCTGAATCCGGGTCTGTCTGTTCGTCGTGGTGTTCGGCGGCGGATCGGCATAAATCAGCCCTATTTGTATCTCAACTTTGGCGGCCTGGATTCCTTCGGCGGCTCCGTATCCAAGCATAATTCGCGGACGAGGCGGGCGTAAATCGTCTTCTGCTCCCGCTCCACCATGACCGCCGGGGCCTTCTTTCGCTCACCGCGTGAATCAACAAAAGAAATTCCAAACTCGGCAATTTCTTTTTCAGCCTGTGAGATTCGATCCATACAACGCGCCGCCATCGTGAGAGTAGGAATCTGCCACGGTTGGAGTTGATAATTCTCAACGATATTGGTCCACCAGGCAGCGGCTTCGGCGGAGAGATTTGGAGGAATTGATGGTCCATCGCGCTTGATTCGTTTCGGTCTCTTCATGGGTCAGTCCGGGTCATGCCTCGCAAAAGTTTGGGTTAGCAACGGTTTTGCCAATGAATCGCCCCAGCTATTTGACTGGGGGGTAGGTGATAATTACCTGTGTGTCATCATGGCAACGGTGATGCTTGCTCAGTTTTCCAAAGTTACACGTCTTCCAACGCCGTGAGAATCCCAGCGGTCTGCCATTATCTTCGTACATCACGCGACATGGGCGCTCTTTGGCGAAACACAGGAAGATTTTAGGGTACGAGAAATAACAGCGCCGTTCTTCCATGGCTACCGCTTCCTCGTGAACGCCGCGTCCACGGTGGCCGTCGTGTAGGCTACCTCTGTCGCGCTGAACACGAAGGTGATTTCCTCTACGGCTGGATCGAGATCGAGCGAATAGAAACCGAACCGCGCAGTAGCCGTTACCGCGCTGACGCTCGGCATCCCTGAGATGGGCGTGAGGTAGAGCGGCTGCCCCTCTGCCGTTGCCCCACCCACATGATTACAGGCATAGACCTCCAACGTTGCCCAGGAGCATGTTCCGGCGACTGCGCTGTATTCGTCGCTCGCCCACTGAATCGTTGCGCCTGAGAATCCCTTGACGCTGATTGCGTCGCTCTCAACGAGCAACGCGGGCGTTGCACTGAACACGATGTGGTAGTTGTCAATCTGTGCCCAGATCGTCGGGGCGGTGTTTGATTCTGTTGTGGTTACTGTGGCCTGTGCTGGCCAGCCGAACCATATTGCACACACAAACAAAATGGTTGTGATAATTCCAGCAAAGCGTTTCATTTCTTTTTCCTCCTGCCGAACCCGCCATCGTAACGGGCTGTTTTCTGGGAATGATGCCGCTTACAGAGCGGCTGTAGATTTTCTTCGCCCCACATCAGGCGCTCGTTGCCGTTGTGAGGAGTAATATGGTCAACTTCGGTTGCCGGTGTAGACAGGCCTGCCTTCAGGCATTCGAGGCAGAGTGGATTTTCCTTCAGGTACTGCGTTCTGAACTGATGCCATTTGAATGAATACCCGCGCTCATGCGCCGTG